TCTTTATTTTTGCCAAGGTTCATATAATAGAAAACATAAAATTTATTCGTCCAAATCATACGTTATTCTTAATTCTTCAGCAATGGATTTTGCCCGCTCTGCTTCTTCCTCCATTGCTCTCGCTTTTTCTAAAGCCGTTCGGTACACCTCATTCGGTGATTTCAATGTAATCGTTTCCAACACGTCTATTTTTACTTCTGGCTTCTCCTTAACTTTGTGTTTAATCAAACAATTTGTAAACGTTTCCTTTTTCAAAACCATAATTTGTCTTACATGAATCATCACTTGGAAACATTTTTGATTGAATTTAATACCGGCAATGTCTAAAATAGAAATCAACTGTGAATTTTCCTGAATATCAGTAATAGGGACTGGTATCTCATCTTCATTGTACACTTGAATGGTTTCCTTGAAATGTTTTCCTTGAAGTATACCGCGTACCATGTACTGATCCCCCTTTACTTTTACCAATGGAATAAAGGCATTTTGTATATCCTCTATTTCCATGTCATCTCCTACAAACCATTGATCCTTCTTTTCAAACAAAAGAGCTTGTACCCTTTCTTCTAAAGCATTCATCCATTGAATGAAATTAGGATTGGCCGATGTGAATAAAAAATCTAAATATCCTTTTGCAACACCTTTTGTGGTACAAGTAGGTGTGTAGACATACAAAGGTTCATCCTTTACGGTATAATTCAACTTTGTATAAAAAGATCCTCCTGCTAATGCAGTAGGTGAGCCTAAATGTAGGCTAGTGAAATCAAATTGATCAGTCGCATGATGGATCATAGTTTTCTTTTTTATATTTTATATGCAAAAATGCACGCATAAAAAATATAAACAAGAATATGTTGAGTATGTTAAAACGGGAAGATGTTAAGCAATTTATGATTCCTCTCATAGATATTCTTTTAGACAAATGTAGTCCTTATATTTGGGTTCTTTTTTTTCTTTTATCTCTTAATATAATCACCACGACTCTGTTACTCTTTCTTTTTTATAAAAAATATTTTCTTTGTTAATACCATGACTACCCGACGAAACAGCACAAAGAAACGAGGTGGCAACTACACGCTTGCATCGCTTGGTAAGGCCGCCATGGATGTTCTCATCCCTGCTTCCTTATTTTATGCCGCCAAGACTATACAGAAAGGACGCAGTGTAAGGAAAACGTTGCGAAGTCGTTAAAACCCATCCTCTATCGTACGATTGCCACCTCTTGTATTGATGAATTGTAATTGTTCAGGCGTTGTGCATACACATCCATTTCCTGTAGAATAGGTAGACGCCTTGCAACATTCTGGGCTGGACTTGTTATTGGCAAATAAAAACATGGTGTCGGGTTGTTGAGTGACTGGCGGTAACGAATAAGGTCCGTCCCATGGGATCTCGCCGTTTTCTTTCCATTGGGTGACAGCCTCAAACCCTTCCTTAAAGCACGATGAACATAAACTAAAACCTACGACGCCAAGTAAAAGGAAAAAAAACAACATTACCATTCTTGACTTCATAGTATAGAGAAATATATTTTCCTTAATGTAAACTTTGAAAATAGACATCTCCTTCGGACATTTTATTCGGTACATACTCTGATACTTTGACACATTCATACGTAGTCGGAGTGACTGAATAAATGACACGTTTCACCTTGTAGGCGCAAAGGGTATGATAACAACTTTGACAGGGTCGTGAATCAATGCGATTGCCGGTACGCGTCAACCGCACTACATAAAGAGACATGCGTTTACAGTCCGCGGTGACCTACATTTTTCAATGCATTTCTCAAAGCATCTATTTCTGCATGGCAAGAACAACCCGTTACAATGCCATCCTTGGAATAATTACGTTGACTATTGTAGCCTCTAGATACAATTTTGCCATGAAGAACGGCAACGCATCCGTGACGATAATGCATGGTAGATTTCTCCGCCGTTGTCTGGGCGATTTCAAGGAAACGTTCGTGGCGCATTACTTAGCGTACGCGTTTACCTTTTAAACCACTACAGGATAGACAAGATATATAACTTAACATCCATACTATTAAGAAGAATAGAAGAAACGGAACAATTTTAGCAAACCAATACATAATAGAAAATCCTGGTTCTGGTTCATTCTCTAAATTGGTCCATGAAATAAATAAATCGGATAGAGTTTTTGAAAAAGGTAAACTATTCTTGTGCCAATTTTTTCTGTTTTCTGTCATTGGAAATAGTTGATAACATAATGGTGTATGATACATATATAATGGTAATGTATTGGATATATACGTATCTAAATTATCTTTCATTTTACCCTCCTTATAATCAATTAGAAGTTGTGATCTAGCTAAGGACGAATACATATTGGCATGGGCTAATACACCACGAATACGATAATGATACCTATCTATAGGTATAGCAACGAATGGTTTTGAACCAAGTTGATAGACAAACAACGTATCGCGTTTCAAAAAGTCATCTACATGGATTGCATGGTTCGCTGCCTCTTTAGAAAAGATAAAGTCATCTTCCAAGACAAGAATGTGTTTATACTGTTGAGCATGTTCAAATATAGTCATGTTTGCATGTATTAAATCATAATCTGTTGCTTGTTTGTCCAATTGTTTATGACATTGTTTGTATCCTTTGTTATAAACAATGTATACCTTTTTACTTGGATGATAGGTTTTCAATTGTTCATGGATATGATCTATTCTACCATTCCCTTCCAAATGTAGAATATAAGTAGCATCTATATTTTCAAATAAACAATCTTCAAATTCTAATAATTCAAAGCGATAGCACATACTTATTTACGTTTTTTTATTTTGGTCATTGTAAAAGGAACAAAAAGGTACAATATCCATAGTACAAAGAACAATAGAATAAACGGAACCATTTTAGCAAACCAATACATAATAGTAAATCCTGGTTCTGGTTCATTCTCTAAATTGGTCCATGAAAGAAATGTATTATGTATCGTCTTTAAAAAAGGAGTCAAAATAGCAGGAGTATTTTTAAACCAGTTTTTTCTATTGTCTGTCAGTGGGAAAGTTTGATAACATAACGGTTTATGATACATATACATTGTGAATAACGTATGTACATAAGCATCCATGTTTTCAAAAGTATGTTTTTTTAGCATGTAATCGTCTACAATTTTTTTTCTTGCCAAATAAGTATAAATATTAGAATGTGCCGTTCCACTATAAATAAAATAATGATGCATATCTATTGGTAAAGCAAAAGCGGGTGTCCCCCCTAATTGATATACAAATGAATCATCTCTTTTCAAAAAGTCATCTACATGACTTGCATGCTTAGCTACTTCTTTGTTAAAAATAAAATCATCTTCCAACACCAACACGTGCTTGTACTGTTGAGCGTGTTCAAACACAGTCATATTGGCATGTATCAAGTCATATCCAGTTGTTTGTTCTACCAGGTCTTTTTCACACTTTTTGTATCCTTTGTTATACACAATATAAACCTTTTTACTTGGATGGTATGTTTTCAATTGGTCATGGATATGGTCTAATCTACCATTTCCTTCCAAGTGAAGAATATAAGTAGCATCTATGTTTTCAAATAAACAATCCTCAAATTCTAACAATTCAAAGCGGTAGCACATACTTTAGCGCTTTTTTATTTCTGGCTTAGATTGAGCAGGTGGTCCAGTAGTGCGGAACACTTCTTGTGTAAACACTTGCATCATTGTGTACAAAACAATAACTGGAATAATAAAAGCGGTCATCATGGTAAGACCTGTAATATAAATACCCAAGCCAAGAGGAAAGGCCGGTGTTGGAATCAAGATGAATGCTAGCACTATAAGAGCAAACATGATGGCAATGATTGTTATTAAAATATTATTTAAAATCGTCATGATGTTAAGTATGCCAGATACCGTTGTATTATAAATATTCATGGCCGTGTACAAAGCTGTCGTAGCAATCCCATTTATTTTTGCAATCATATCACGAAGATGAATGACCATTTCAATCAACGGAATGATAAAGTAAATGATTTTGGCATAAAGGGCTGCAAAGATACCACCTAATTGATTTTTTAACCATTGAATCAATTCCATAAAGGCAAGAATAGCGTATAATACTCCATCCATGAATTGTATCATCATGTACATGCTAAACTCAAACGGCATGGTGGCAATACTAAAGACGGACGAGGCATCTTGTTTGATACAATATGAAAAATTCGTTACGGTAGTTTCCACAGCATTCACGCCTGGCTGTGGCATGATGATACCTGCAAAGGGCATGTAAATGGGGTTACACCGGTGTAAATTCCAATTTGTTTTTGCTTGGACCATGACGGCTTGATAATTAGTGTACCCAGTAATAGAAATAGTCAAGATGATCAAGGCAATACTAATACAAACATCTCCACCATAACGATCCATATATCCCCTCTTTTGATATAAGGTTTCTATGACCTCCATATTTTTAGAGGTATACTATAATGAAATCAGGAGCGTATTCATCTTTCAAACAAATCGTCAATGCGTATACCTCTATTTTACCAGCATGGTCGTTTCCCTTTGTTACCTTGAGTATTGCAGCGTGTAGCGTGTTTTTCTCATGGTTTGGTGGAACATATTTATTTTTTCATGATCCTTTGCTGACACGTATGATTCGTCAATGGATGTTTACGATCATAGAGTATTCCGTGTTAGTACCTGGTATAGGTGCCTCCGTAGAAGTATTGGGGTATTCACCCAATAGTTTAGCCGTATTGTCTAATGCATTTCAGCTTGTTGCCTACTTTATATTGAACCTATTTACTACCAAAGTACCCTTTACATGGAGACAGTATACGTCGTTTGGATTGATTATTACTGCGGTAGCACTTGTCGTATAATTTATTTCTTTCCCATGGCTTTGATCATGGCGCCTGGAACACCTGCCCACATACTTTCAAATGCATACTGAACTACCGTCATAATGTATAAAATGGATGTAATGACACCAGCCATTTTTCCTTGAACATCTAATAATTTGATAACAATGACGTTGAATTCTACAATAACATTGAGAAAGACACCGTAGATGGAACCTATAATGTTGGACAAACTAAAGGTCATCCAAGAGGATTGTTCCGTGTTTGTAAGTAAACTATCATTGATACTTCCCATCATATCTACTGACATGCTCTGAAGATAACTAAAGGGTTGCAAGATAGTAGGAGCAAAAGAAGCCATGAGCGTTTGCACACAAAAGGCAAAATTATCAGAGGTATTTAAGTCACTGCCTTTAGGCGCAATAAAGGAGGCAAATGGCATCATGATCGGGTTACAACGATTTGCTGCCCAATTAGACTGTACATTTTTCATGGCACCAGTAAAGGCATCTACAACAGGAAACATGGAAAAGAGGAAAATGATAAGGATAGATTGTACCCAATCCGAAAACATAAGATAAAGTATGAAAAATAAATCATTCAAAACCACTTAAATAAAATATCGTTATATATAGTATGTTCGCGTAACTCAGTCGGTCAGAGTGCGGGTCTTATCAACCTGAAGTCACCGGTTCAATTCCGGTCGTGAACACGGGCTTATAGTGTAATGGTTATCACTCAAGACTTTGAATCTTGCGATCCCGGTTCAATCCCGGGTAGGCCCTCGCCGCGTTATTCATCTTACCCGGTTAGCTCAGTCGGTAGAGCGCCAGACTTTTAATCTGGTGGTCATGGGTTCAAGTCCCATATCGGGTGTTCAATCACTATCATACTGTGTATGTCTCAACTCTACGATTGCTTTCTCAATACGTTCTAACATACGTACCAAAGATGCATGTAAATCTTTATTTTTCTGTAACTCATCACGAATCAGTGTTCTCTTCGCTAACAAGACTTCCATGTCATACTCTTTAAAGGTTTGTAAAATACGATCCATACTATACTCTAGTATAATATGGATACTGTCGTTATCGTGTTGTTAATTACAACAGCGAGTCAACTTTTATTTGGAATCTCTAAGATGATTTTAAAGTCTAAATGTAAAACGTGTAAATGTTGGGGATGTGAAATTACACGTGACGTGGAACTTGAAGAAAAGGAAGCAGAGTTTGATGCAACTCATCCCGTTAGAGAATAATAGAGCCTTCATAATATACGTCTGCATTATCGTGCCCATTATTGACCCATTGTTTTGGAAGAATCACTATTTTCTCACGATCAATGAGATACGATCCCCACCAGGAAAAGGTGCTATTGGCACAAATTCCACCTTTACAAGAGGTCATGATAGAAAAGGCGTTACCTTCCACAAATGTTTTATTCAACGATTCAAATAAATTCTTACAGTAGGGAATATCATCACTTACAATATAATAATGGGATTGTGGATCTACTGCTTCAATGTAAGCAATCGCTCTTTGATAATAGTCATCCAAATCCATTCTATGTAGATCAGCTTTTAAAAAATCACCCCTTCGTACATGAATAAAATAAGAATCTAACCGTAAATTGTACGGCTTGAAAAGGGCAAGAATGACCTCG